AATACTTTTTCCATATCATCAACAAAGTCTCCATATGAATAACTTGCTTCAGTTATGGCAAATATACTCTGATCGTCGCCACTTGAATCGCCATAGTCTTCTATAGCTTTTAAGATGCCGTAGCATGTTCTTACAAGATTACCACTAGCATCGGCTACTCCGCCATCAGCAAATGATTCAGAACTGGAGTCACCGCCTTGAAGTTCAAGACCTGTTCCACCAACTCTATGTCCGAATAAGAACGCCTTTTCTTTTTGCATCTTATGCTCTTGAGCCTTCTGGGCACGTAAACGTGCAAGTTCAGAAGATTCGCCACGCAATGATGCAGCAAGCAATGTACCAGTGACCTGTAATGGTGTTTTGAAAATCTGACAAGAATTCCAAACAACACTAAGTTCATCGGCCCACGCTTCGGGCGCTGTTGTTCCTTCACCCTGTGCATTACCAATAATTTCAAAAATATCATTATCTACTAATGCAATATCACTACCAGTGCTCGTCCATAATGTATTAACAACAATAACAGTTGAACTTGTTACAGAATCAACTCTCACTATACCTTTTTTAGAGCCATAGCTAGTTGTCCATACTTCACAGATTGCGCCAACCAGACTATCATCAATATTGCAATTTACGGCGCCATCAACAGTAATGGTTGTATTGGTAGTATTATCCGAGTCAAGATTGTCAGTATCACCATTGTCTAGGAAATACTGCTTGTGCCACGGATTCCGATGTTCAAACATTTTGAAAATCGGGTCGGGTACTTTACGCTGTTCTCTATTCGAAACAACCGTAGTAAACGGTGCTACGTCAGTCCAAAGTTCTTTTACAACTTGAGGGGCAACGTAAAAATTCCTTCGATCAGTATAAAGTACACCAGAGGCTTTTAATAACTTTTCAGTTGCAGCCATGATTTACTCCTTTTTTATCTTTTTAAAGAGAGTAAGCCTTGATTAAACATGTCTTCATCACTTAAAGGTGATTCAGATGTGCCAGTTTCAACCGCAGCTGACCTTGGCATTGACAAAACCTCTTGAGATTTTCTCATATCTTGTTTTTTCTGCTCTACCCTTGCGTCGGGTGCATCCTTCATCATATAGAGTTTTATAAGATGATCAACTGTGACGTTATCAGGGTTACTTGCCCAATTGACGAAATCACCAGCTTTGGTTTGACTTAAGCCATACCCATTAATTGCATGAGTCATAGCGTTGTTTTGTACCATTGCTGTTTGTTGTTGAGCATATGCATACTCATATTGAGCACGCATCTGCTTTTCTCTGTTTTCGTCTTTGTCTTCAAGATAGCCCATATAATCGTCTTGATATCTCTCCTTCTCTAAACGATATTTGAAAGATGTACTCTCAGGATCGTTATACGCATCGACCTCGCTGTAGCTGACTGGTTTTTCTGGTTTGACGGGTTGCTTCAACGAATCCTCTTGGACTCCCGCTTGTTGCTGGGGTTGTCCGTTAGGTTGTCCGTTGGAGACCGTTGACTGTTGCTGCTGCGTTAAGCTTCTATAATAATCGCGTTCTTGCTGTGCATTTGACAGTTCGCTCTTTACCTTGTCTGCCTGACTCTGCCAATATTCAAATCTACTCGAGTCTTCCTTTGCAGGATTTTCTTCAGGACTTTGTGTGCTCTCAGCCTGTTGTCCTTCCACAGGCGTTTCACTGATAATCGGTTGGGTTACATCTACATCAAAACTCTCTGGTTTCATTGCATCTCCTGCAGGCATTTCTGCGTCCATTAAAGGAATACTCGCATTCTCTACCTCGTAACCATACGGTGATTTATCAGGTTCTATTGCTGCACTTTGTATTTCAGCCATTATTCACTCCTTGCGATTTGTTTATTTCAGCAACCGCTGTTATTCTTTTAAGCCTACTTGTTTGTCCACCGACTTTGTTACTTCCTTAACTTCTTCTTTTAGTTTAGCAAGTTCATCAGAAGCACGAGACTTATATAGCTGTGTAGCCATTTCAGCCTTTGCTTCTGCCTTAGCCAGTTTCTTTTCGAATTCCTTAACTTCAACTCTCTTCCTGTCATGGACAGATTCACGCTGTGCAGTTTGCAGATCGCCTTTTAGTTTTTTGATCTGATCTTCCTGCTGTTGAACCTGCTGCATGAGTTTCTGCATTTGTCCAGCTCTTTCGAGTACGCCTTCCATATCAGCAACGTCAGTTTGCTTTAAAACTTCAATTTGATCAATGAGACCACTCTTGAAGAGCTGCATATAGTATTCAAACCTAGCCCATCTATTCGATGGCAGAGTTGAGCCAGAAACAACGATAATATCATATTTACCAACAGATATATCGTTCACTTTTTCAATCAGATGTCCACTGACATCATCATAAAGATTTTGATTAATTTTTATTTCTAATGGTTTATTGTTAGGCTGTATAAGCCTTATAATCTTTTCAGATGTATAGACATACTGCATTAAACCAACAACTGATTTAGCTAATTGGTTTAGTGAATATTCTATATCATCCTTCTTGGACTTGATGCGTCTTTGACCATATTCGTCAAGCGCAACAGTTCCTTTAAATGTTTGTGGGGCTGAACCAGTATCCCCTTGCATAAATGTATAAATACCAAGTATCCGTTCTATATCAGCCTTTGCATCAGCTTCATTCTTATATAATTCATTAGGCAGCGGTACTGGCCCTGCTACAATTGGCTGTCCCAACTCTGGGTCAAATTCAATTACAGCTGTACCTGCGCGACCCCATTCTTCTTCCAATTGCTTTTTATTCATAGAACCACGGGGAATAAGTAGCTTAACATTTGTTGAACTACTAGCGTGGGCAACAATAAGGGAACGCAACTTATTAATATATTCCTGTAGGCCGCGTACAGTCCTCACATCGCTTATCGGATACGGATTCCTGTTATGATTGTTCATAAATGGAACAACAGGATAATCTTCTATTGGCAATACTACAGAATACAGATACTCATCACCAACCGAGATACATTGTTTTATATTAGTAGCCATTACCTTATTAACCATGATTTTTTCACTGTCAATAAGTTCGCCTTTAGTGATGGGATCAATAGCAGTATAACTGTTAGGTATTGAGTTTTCATTCTCACGGCCAGCTATCGGTGTAGGCTGTCCTGTGAGTGGATCAACTTCTAGATGATATACTTTTCCGACTTCATCATGTATCTGCATGAACTTAGATACATTTAGTTTATCCGTGAATATCTGCTGTTTTCCGCCAGAAACAGTTAGTATAACTGCTGGCTCTTCTCTGTATTCTGCATATTGCGGATCATCTATAATCTTTTCTTCATTCGATAATGGATCGAATATTCTATAATACGGTACTTTTACCTTAGTATATCTTTCAAACACTTCCAGTTCACGTTCAAGATCGATATCCATCATTTCGTTCTTTCTGGGCTTGGGAAGTACGTCTTCTTTCATTATACCAAAACGATTCTCGCCAACTGTACTTATATGACTTGTTTCGGATGACTGTCTTATATTTTCTTCAAATTCAGGATATATTAGGATTAATTCTTTTTCTGTCATACGCTTCGCTATTATAATATTACTAGCATCCCGACAGAATGGGTCTTGAGAGTCAGAGTCAAAATAAACCGAGAACGGATCAATTGATTTAATATATACTTCACCTTTACCAAAATCAGCATCTGGTGCTATATATGAAACCATAACGCCCATGCCCTTTACATAGTAATCGTCAATACACTGCTTTAGTTCGGTGTTTCCAATTGATATATCCCATACCCATGACATTAGGTCTGAGAATATTCTACCTACTTTTGTATCTGAAGTATCTCGCCCTGTAGATTGAAACTTGGGCGAGTTAGCAGTAAGCATAGCTTTTGCCTGTTCTACCGCTGGATGGATCACATTTACGACTAGAGGTTCCTGTGCTCTAGCACGTAATGATTTTACTTGCTTATCTGACCATTGTTTCCCTGCCCGAAATTCTGCATCCTCAGCTGCTTGACTAGCCCAGTCTGAACGTGCAGAACTATAGTTAGAGAATAAGTCTTGGGTTAGTTTTGCTTCTGGATGTATCTCTGGCATGTGGAAATATGCGTTGCAACATCAGTTTATACGAAATCGAGGTCATTATTGTTCCCTCTAAATTAATTATACTTTAAGCAATCATCCAATCAAAACTTTTCTCTGTTACGTATTGTTTCTCTTTTATTTTCATATCATTTGCTTCGTGAGCTGGTGTGTAGGTATTCTTCATTGCATAGTATAACCCATCCAATAGATCATCGTTCTTGGCCCTTGGATACAGTAGTAACTCATCTCTTAGCTCTTCCATGCTTTCCAGCATATATACTTTGTTCTGAGCGAAGTATGGTTCCATTGTTTCCAATCTTGCCGATTTACTTGTTCTGGGTCTTTCTTTTATCTCTAGACCAGCAATAAACATGTTCTCTTCATCGCATCGTTCCCTGATATACTCACGCAGCATTTCCTGATAGCCAACTGACTCTATCCGCACCTTAGAGGGTTTCATTATCTTAAAATGCTCTATAATCTGATTGGCAAGATTCATGGGGGTAGCCCTTTTGCGGTAGTAAGGGAGGATATACCTATTGTTTTCATTGTCAACTGCAACCGTGACTATAGTGCTATAGTCTGCTGTTTTTCTAGTTGATGATGCAGGGTCTACCCCCATAAAGATATTTACTGGCAAAAGCAGGTCTGTATCCTTATTGTTTATACTTTTAAACTTAATGAACGCTTCACTGCCTTCTCCATGCACTAATTTTCCATCATAATACTGAAAATACTTTTCTTGGAACAACTGATCCTCATCACCAATGATTTGACACAGATATTCTCTATAGAACACTGAAACTCTATTGATAGACTCAAGTTCTTCTTTTTTCTTAAGTAGTTTCTCAATCGGATGCCAAGCTTCCCATAATGATATATTTTTCTTGATACTAGGAGCAAAGTGCATATTCTCCCAGCCAGTCATCTCTTTTAGCGTTTCAACAAGACAACGCTGGTGCTGCGGAGTACCAATGACCGCTATGCGGCCACGCTGCGGGTCTAGGGAGGGGAGGGCACTCTGCAACAGCCAGCGTAAATTCGATTCCATTGCTTCAGATGTCTTAGTATTGTTTTCATCCTCTGGATCATCTACTATAATGAGGGTAGGTCTTTGATTACCTTTCTTTATACCGCGAAGCTGCTGTCCAGTCCCTTTACATATAACCATCGAGCCATCTTTCAGTTCAATCTCTGATTTAGACCATTGTTTCGCTGAGTATTGTCCCCAATATCCAAATAGGCTTCTAAAATTACTGGAATAATCCAAACAATCCTTTATAGTACCCAATAATTTAATAGCATGATCTTGTGTTCTTGAAACTAATACAATTAACTT